CGTTCGGCGTACGCAAAGTTAAAGTCAACGCCGAAAGCAACTACACGTACGAGCGGGTCATCAAAAACCGGAAGTGTCAACGGCGGAAAGAAAATCGTTATAGCGAGAAAAGAAACTGGTGAAGACCGGGAAAATTATAGGAATTCTAAAATTCCTAGAAGTAATCCTTTGTCGCCAGCAGAACGACGTTCTGGTGGTTTGGGCAACAGCAAACGGGAGCGCACACGTAATATGAGTGCTGCTGAGGCTCGTTGGTTGGATTACGGTCCGAAGAATCGTGCAATTGTTGTTGCAAAGAATCCTCGTCCAGTAAATAAGAATTACCGAAAAGGAAAGAATCGCTAATTGTTGGGTTCCCCACCTCATGCCACCTCCCTTCACGTGGGGTGGGGGCCTACGTTTAAAGGAGAGTAGTTATGGCAAGCAAATACCCACCACGCAAAAAGTCAAAAGACCTTGATTCTGTTGACATGTACAAAAAGGGAAAAGTTATTGGGCGGCTACGAGGTGGCGAGGTAAGGGCAAACAATTCTGAAGCCAAATCCCGCAAAGCCAAAAGTAGGTATGCGAGAAAGGTTCAAGAAGAATCAACTTTTTCCCGAGGTTCGGCTCAAAGGTCAAAAACAATTTCTGAAGCAAAACCAAGAGGAGTAAAAAATCCTCGTGGTGCTGCTGGCAACAGATTAAGAAATCCTGAAACTTTGCGGCGTTCTGGGGAACTCGCTGGCGAACTATTTGATTCTGGTTGGAAAAAGTACCCACGAACGGTGAACCTTTATGCGCATCACGGAAACGACCAGTACATTAGTCGAAGAATCCGCAGTGCCAACAAAAATAATCGCAAAGGGCAAAATCCACTTCGCAAAAGATAGCCGAGTGGGTAGCAAGCGGGCCTAAGGGTGATGAAAGGTTCTAAACCGGCATACGCCCTCTATGGCGAACCCGTATCGGGTCAACGCCCAGCCCACCAAGGTGTCAACGACGCCCGTCTACAGGCGGGTGGCGGCGAGTACACGGGGCGTAACCGTTGTATTGCCGATAATGACACGTGTGCTGGTCCAAAAGCCAAGGGGACGCAGTATTGCATCGGTCATCTGCGAAAGGCTGCTAAAGGCGGTGATGTTGAATGAATCTTGCTGATGTTCGCACGATGGTTCGTGACATTTCCGACCTTGACACCGTAGACCTGCCCAACAGTTTGTTGGACACATTTGTTAAGGAAGCGTTTCAACGCATCGTCGCTTTGGAGCGACGTTGGCCGTTTTATCAGGAAACGTACACATTGAACACGGTGGCTAATCAGCGTCCGTACACGATTTCTTCTATTGGGGATATTCGGGAGATTATTTCCATTGTTGATACGACTGCTTCTGGTAACAGGTTTACTGAGATTGCTTACGATGATGCTGAGGATATTTGGTTGGGTAATACTGATGTTGCTAGCCGACCGTACTTTTGGGCGGTTTGGGATGGTCGGATTCATCTGTATCCGAAACCTGATGTTGTGTATCCGTTGACGATTCGTGCGTATCGGAATCCGACGTACACATGGTTGTCTAATACTGCGACTGAGATTGATTTGGATAATTGGTTCCATGTGTTGTTGGCGTATTATGCGTTGGCTCGTGTGTATCAGCGGCAAGAGGATGGGGAGATGGCTGCGATGTATCAGCGGTCGTTTGAGGAGGGTGTGGCGATGGCTCGCCGTGATTTGATGAAGGCTCGTTCGCATCGTCCGTTGTTGTTGTCGGGTGGTCGTAAGTATCCGACTATGCGTCGCTGGTTGCAGACGTTGGGAGCGAATCTTGGGTCATGAGCAAGTTGTTGACGCAGCGTTACGACGATTTTACTGGCGGTTTGAATCTTCGTGCTGACCAGTTTCAGTTGGCTCGTAACGAGTCTCCTGACATGTTGAATGTGGAAATTGACCCTCGTGGTGGCGTGTTTAGTCGTGGTGGCATGCACAGGTTGAATACGACTGCTGTGTCTGGGACGTGGAATCCGCAACGGTTGTATCCGTTTTATGGTGATTCTTCTCGCCTGATGCTGACTAACGATGTGAACGTTTTTTGGTCGTCTGGCGAAAACTTTACGAAGTTGGAGTATTCGTCTGGTAATCCGATTGTTGCTTCGTCTTCGCATGGTGCTTGCATGTATGCGTGGGGTGACACGCTGCATATTGTTACCGGTGCTTCTGCTGGGAAGGTGGCGTACAAGTGGAAGACTGGTTCTACGTATGCGACTGCGTTGAATGCCAACGGTCCTGTGTGGCAGCCGTACAACAACCCTGTTGGCACTTATATGCCTGCTTCTGAGCATGTTATTACGCACACAAACAAGGTGTTTGTGGCGCATACGTACGAAAATGGTGTTGCGCATCCGAATCGTTTGCGTTGGTCGCATGAAGGTTTGCCTAACGATTTTGCGGCAGACGATTTCTTGGATTTCAACGGTGGCGGTTTGGGTATTCGTGCTTTGGCAATTGTGGCTGGTCAACTTGTCATTTTTAAGCCGAACGGTATTTATCTGCTTATCGGTAATTCCACTGACAACTTCCAAGTTGTTGAGTTGTCAACGAATTTGGGAACCAACAATCATCACAGTACCGCTCAATCTGAGACTGGGGTGTATTTTTATTCAAATCCTGAGGGCGTGTTCTTTTATGATGGCACGAAGATTTTGGATGTGTTTGAGCCGTTGCGTCCGCTTGTGGACGAACGGAAGTTGTCTACTGCTTCGGTGGACCCGTATTCGGTTTCGTACATGGGTCGCCGTGCGTGGGTTGCTTTGCCGTACGATGTGAACAATATTGCGACTAAGCCGACACGCAATTATGTGTTTGACCCGACGTTGGGTGTTTCTGGTGCGTACACACAGTTCGCTACGCATGATGGTTACGGTTTGCAGGGTGGAACCGATTGGACTGATGATGCTGGTGCGAATTATCGTGTTGCGTTGCATCCAACGCAACCGTACGTGTTGAAGGTGGATTTGTTTGAAGAACAGCAGGACAATATCAATGGAACTCCTGCAAGTTTTTCTTCGTATTATCGGACTGGTTGGGTTGACGGTAATGCGTATGCGCAGAAGAAAGTGTTTAGACGTCCCGACATTGTGTTCAAGCAGGTTGACACGCAGCGCATTGTGAACGTGAAGATTTATCACAACTATGAGGAGGCTTCTGGTTCGGAACGGAAACAGTTTGATGTGTCTTTGTTGGGTGAGGGTTTGGGTGGGTATTGGGGTACGGATTCTTGGGGTGCCGGGTTGTGGGGAATTCAGTCTGAGGGTGTTTCGGTGCGTTCGGGACGGAATCTTGGGTTGGCTCGGAGTGTTCAGTTGTTGTTTACTGGACCGACGAACGGTGGGTGGGGCATTGATTCTATTACTTATAAGTACAACAATCGAAAGGTGAGTGGCTGATGCCTGTCTCAATTCCTTATTCTTTTACTAACGGCACAATTATTGAGGCTGCGGAGATGAACAGCAACTTCACTGCGGTGAAGAACTTTGCTGACGGGTTGGCTGCTGGCACAAACCTTGATGATGGTGCTATTGCGACGTCAAAGATTGATGCTAATGCGGTTACGTCTGCGAAAATTGCTGATGGTGCGGTTACGTCTTCCAAGTTGGACCCGTCTGTGGCGGGTCAACTTGCTGCTGGTGATTCGGCTGCTGTTGTGTTGGGTTCGCAGGTGTTCTCGTGATTGCTCCTTGGACGTCTCCGATTATCAACACTTTTACGACGGATGATGCTGCCCGTTTGCAGCAGGTGTTTATTTCTCTGTCTAAGGAGTTGTCTGATATTCGTAAGGAGATTCAGGATTTGAAGCGTCTTGTGTCATCTATGGATAGGAGTGGGTATGGCTTACGACCCTAGTTTGTTTGAGGCTCGTCGTCGTGGCTACACGGAGAATTATGCGGCTACTGCTGCGGCTAATCAGTATTCTCGTACGTTGGCTCAGCAGCGTGGTGCTCGTGCCCGTCAGCAGGCGTTGAGGCAGTATGAGCAGGCTCAACCGCAGTTGGTTCGTGCGTATACGGGC